ATTAACCATAACTGCACCACATTTAGCGCAGCGCTCTAAGTATCTGGCTTCGTATTCATCTAAAGACAGAAGTTTTACATTATCACACCAAACAAAAATACCGACTCCTCCCAGGTCATTGCGGAAGAAAGCGGTATTTACTGTTACAAGCTCTTCATTTTGTGAAGCTCCCTGGATATCTTCTGTCATATCAGGAAACTCATTATCACAGTCCGAAACATCTACTCCGTAGACTCTCTTAACTGTATTCTTTGTCATTAACTCCTGGATAAAGAAGTAGTCCATATCGTCAAAATCCAAAACTCCGACTTGAGGAACTACTTTCTTAGGGTGCAGCTCTGAGACTTTTAGATCACCGATCTCTGAGTGAAGGCCCCTTGTCTGATCCCACTGAACATAGTAATAATCACCACCAACAACCGGAACTGTACGCTCTTCAGCATCATTTACGATTGCCAGTGAACAGGTCCTAACCTTGTTTTCAAGGAATTTCTCCATCTTCTTGGCAAGTTCATCATCCTCAGCGTGAATTGCCCTTACTCTTGGCATGGGAATTGATGAATCTACCTGAGACTCTATAAGCTCATAGACGATATTTCTCACATTTGTAGCTAGTTTTGTAGGATCCTTGCCTATATTAGCATCAGCCTGGAGCTTTCTTGTGCCTTCGTAATAATCATTATAGGTTTTCATCTTAGAACGTGTATCTTCGTAGTGTTTGCGACAGTTATCCAGCCTGTCAGACCACATTTTTACGTCCTTTGGTATAGTCAAGTCTTTTGCCATCTTCTTAAACCTCTTAAACATCACTTAGGCTCTCCCCATATACTAATCAGGTACCTCTTATCTTCCGGAGAAGCGTTGCGATAATCCTCCCACTGGTCCGGTCTCCACTTCTTACGCTTTTGTTTTTCTTCGTTTTTCGCCGGATTAGTCCAATAAATCGAATAATAACGGAGTGCATCTACGCTATGAGTAAGCTCATGCGGCTCATTTGCATATACATCAGGCTTTTTCTCGTCTCTCTGTATCTTTTTAAGGCATCTGACAAGGTTAGGAGCGCTATTCTCCCAAACAGTAAGCTTACTTTTCTGCCCTTCCGCATGACATAACAGCTCTTTCATAGCAAGGCATCCAGCTTTTAGGTCATTATTTGTTTTTGTAAGGCTAATTCCGTTCTCCGCAAACAAAATAGCCCTTGATTTACCAGTCTCTTGGCTCCTATTCCACAGATCAGGAGGAGCAAGCCACTGTTCTACTCTTCCTATAAGCTCGGCTGATATCAAATACTCCGTAGTTTTCTTAAGTCTCTCAGCCGCAGCGCCAATAATGAGGTTACTTTCGTAAACTTCCTTTAATACCTGGCTATTTCCGAAAGCATCCCGCACTATCCAATAAGCAGCAAGCATATCAAGACCGTAGTCCAAGGCTACATAGCAAACGGTATTCTGCCTTAAACGATCCTGACTGATAATAGAGCTGTCGGAAACCTCCTGAAAGAATCGTCCACCAGGTACATCAAGCGCCTGTTCCACACTTTCAGGGTACTCAGCCCACATTGTAGCCTTATCGACAAGCTTCTCAGTGGCTTCATACCATTCCTTGTTACGATTAGGATCCGCATACCAGGGAATAAATATCTTAAAGAAGCCATTATCAGGAGTGGTGTATAGCTCTTCAAACAAGCTACCACGCTTAATAGTGGAAACACCTATAACCTGACCGCTTAAAGGTCTATTAACAACCGGCAGCGCCGCAGCCCAGATAGCCCTGTCAAACTGCTGGAAAGCCCACTCGTCAAATATCAGAAGATCCGCTGTGAATGATCTAGTCGCATTTTCTCCGGAAGGAAAGCATTGAAATACACTATCCCCTTTGCCAGGAGTGTGAATAGTACAAGTTAATGCACTACCTTCAAATACCTTCCCATCCCAACCTTTTTGATCGCCTTTCTCACGACATAATCCTCTCATATTCCGGAGAATTACTTTCATACGACGAACAAGCTCTTTAGCTTCATCCTCTGTTCTTGACAATCCAATTACATTTTTACTTGGGTGCGTTACCATTAGCCAAACCGCATAATGAAGCACCAACCAAGAAATACCAAGCTGTCTAGCCTTCAGAACAATGGTCCACTTGTGATTTAGCATATCAAGCAGAGCTTTTTCCTGTTCTTCCCACAGATCAAACGACTGAATTACGTCAGGCTTATTCCTATCTTCTATATGTCCGTATGTCTTTACAAAATAGACAATATCCTGTGCGCAATAATCTATTTCAGCCTGTCTAATCGTTGCTAGATCGCCCATATTTCACCTTGTTATACTCATTGATTTCTCTGTCTATCAGTTCCCTGATGTACTTAACTATTTCATCACCGGAATTTATCTCTTTAAGCTTATTTATCTGATAGTCAGTTAGCCTTACACCTACTACTTTTGTCATGTTTCCACCAAAAAAACCTCACCAGGCTATGACACCTGGCAAGGCTCCGCAAAAAAATGTACCCTTTAATTAGGAGGACTCGCTTTATGGCGAGAATACCCTATAGGGCTGTGACACCCTATAAGGCAAAGTCAAAGGAGTATAAATAAATGAGTAGAGACTTATTTCTTAGCTAAATAATTGTGCAGCTCTTTCTTGGCTGCTTCCAGATCCTCCGTATCGTCATACCCACTAGATAGACAGAACGATATCTCAAATTCAATCAACGCCAGTAAACACCTCTGTATTACCGCTGTTGCTTCAGCATTTACCGCTATCTGCTTATCTCCATCCCTGGTACTCTGCTTGATATTCCTTACTTCCGTTTCAAGCGCTACAACTCTAGTCTCTAATGTACTATGCGGTTTTCCCAAAAACTTATAAAACCCATATCCAATTATTACGATATTTCCAGCAGCAAGGATCATCTGCAATACCGGTAAAATCTGATTAACCATTTTTAACTTCCTTTAGCAACTCAATTAACAACTCAAATTCATTTCACTTCAATCAAGGAACTCTAAATCATCCTCAGTCTCTTCATCACAAGCCGCATAAAAAAATGTCTCAGGCTCCTCCACCGGCTCAACATCTTCCTCATAACCATCAATGAACCCAACTACAAAGTCCTGAAGAATATCGCCCAGCTCTTCCCTGGCAAACTCTTTATAACTCTTTACAATCTCTTTCTTGATATCGTCCAGCAAGCCACTAGCTTCATCACAGGACTCCTCAAACACATCATAAGCCCTATCAAGCGCCTGAACACCTACTTCCTCAATAAGCTCAAGCCTTCTTAAATCCTCGCCCTTTAAATTCTGCTTACAATAAATTCTAGGATCAAAATAACTCATTCACATTTCCTTTCTGCTAACAAGACTGTTAACACCTTTGATTTTGAAAAAAAATTTTGGAGGGGATATATAGTACCTATATTGGAGCGGGGCCGTTGGTGCGGGTGGGGGGAGGGGGTGCCAGGAGATCCGGCTCTATATATACCCCTATAAAAAAAATGAGAGTGTGTATATATAATGTGTACCGGATCAGTATATATCTGTATCTCTTCCGCTCCGCTGCTGGGCTTGTGGCCTTCTGATCTATGGGCCAGCGGGCTTTTTACCCGCTTAACTTTAGCCCTTTAACCCTGTGCTTATGGGCTTCTGGTCTTTTCGTGTCATAACATCATGGCATATTTGCCAGTGTCCTATTAAGAATTATCGGCTTTTAACCTGGCTGCAACTCTTCTCATTAGCTCCTGATCTTCAGGAGTAACCGCTGTGATATCTGCGTTGATCTCTGTTGTGGGCTTCTCTCCCATAGTATCGCGTACATATTCAGCCGCTTTTGTGTCTCCCTGTTGTGCTTTGATATATTGCGCATAGTTCAGGGCTTCCAGGTTGCTCGTACCTTCTGCCAGTCCTAGTCTCTCTATAGTCTCTTTATTAGCTCTTTTAGTGGCTATATCCTCCAGGATCTGTCTACTTGTCCGTCGTGTTGCCTGCGAGTTGTTGCTCGCTTCAGCTCCTATAATTCCACGCCTTGAAGCTTCTTCTCTGTTATTCTCTAATCTTGCCAGTTTGCCGCCATTATAAGCTCTATAATTACCGGTTTCGTTAGTCGTTCCTTCTGGAAGTTCTTTTAAGAAGGTATCGAAAACAATATCCGGAATGATATACCCTTTTTCGTCTCTTCCTGTTGCGATCTTCTCCAGGTCCAAAGATCCGTCTTTTTTTCGTGGCAGATTATTCAAGTCAATATTTAATTTATTGTTTTTGATATCTTCCATTTTTGCGGATCTCCTTTTAGTGTTTGATGTGGTGGTTTTTCTTGTTCTTCAGTTCCGGAAACCATCTGTTTGTATAGCTCCAGTCCTTAGATGATATATAGCCTTTGCTCTTTTTGGATTTGTTTTTTGATTTGCTCATTTTTTCCCTTTAATAGAAGAAATAAAAAAGGACCTGAGTTTTAGGCTCTGATCCTTCTTTGTAATGGGGATATTGTATATTTTTTGGGGGAAGTAAGAAAATATGATTTTTGCCTTACTTCATACTATTAGTGTAATTGGTTTAATGTGCTTTAGTGTACTATTTTTGTTTTTTTGGCTCCTGGTCCTCCAGATCGGAATCGACTGTAATACTTTTAGGGAAGCCGTCACTGTATAATCTTTTTTCTATTGCTTCTATAACGTACTTAGCCATACTTTGACCGGCCTTATCTGCTGCCAGTGTTATTCGCTCTTTTAGCTCTTTATCCATAACGAAATTAAGTCTTGTCTTTTGTTCTGTCATATAGATTCTGTCATATTCTGCCTTACTTTCAAAATTTTTCGGTCTTGCCATAGTTTAAAATCCTCCTAAAGTCAGTGTTTATCTATGTTTCAAGTATATTATAGCATAGTTTTTGAATACTTGCGTTAGTATAATTTGCACAATAAATCATAAAACTTGCGTTAGTTTTTTCTTGCACTTTTGCTAATTGAATAATACTAACGTTAGTGCTATGATGTATTTAACAACAAACAAACAAAACAACTTCACAGCTACGGCGGCCGGATCAGTTAAAGCCTGATTGACTACCGGATAGAAGTTAAAAGCATAGGAGGATTAAAAAATGAATGGACCTAAAAATGAATGTATCGCAGTAAGAGCCTTCGCAAGTTTGATACTTGATTATGAATATCCCGCAGACGATATTCTCCCAGCATATACAAGCTGCCGCATCTTGGTGGAGGATCTCTTCCAGGAAAAAGTAATAACCGAAACAAGACAGCAAGCAATTGAATATTTTAACAACTGGCACAAGTAAACAGATCAGGGAACCGGCAACCCTTAAACCGGTAGTAACCACATAATAGGACAAAAACAAATCTCAGGAGGATAAAAATATGATGAACATAGCATTAACAAATCTCGGAAAGTATAACGAAGGCGTTTTAGATTTTGTATGGTTAGAGCTTCCAGCAACACAGGAAGAGATCGCCGCAGCTTTTGACAAGATCCAGGTTAGTTACAACGGCAAACACTGGTATTCTAACGGACTAGGACAGGCCCACGAAGAAGCAAACAAAGACTTTTATGGAGAGTATGAAGAATGGTTTATAACAGATTATGAGTGCGACTACCTCAAGATCGGAGAATATGACAGCCTTGATAGACTTAACGAGATCGCAGAGACAGTCGAAAGTCTGGACGAATACGAACAGACAATAGTTAAGGCCCTTTTAGATGAAGGCTACGATCTGGACGAAGCACTGGACAAAAAAGATGATTGTTATTTCTATCCTGACTGCGACAGCATGACAGAGGTTGCTGAACAGTACGCAGAAGAGACTGGCTTACTTGATAACATACCTGAAAACCTTCGTTATTACTTCGACTTTGAAGCTTTCGGACGTGATATGAGTTTTGAAGGTCACTGGATCAGCACAGACAAGGGATATATCGAAGTAGCATAAATGACTAGCTCCAGGAGAGGATCACAACCGGATCACTACCGGCTGGAGCATTTACCTAATAGGACACAAACAAAGGAGGATAAAACATGAGAACATACACATTCACAAACATTTTTGATAACAAATCTTACACAGTCGCAGCCGTTAATAATCTATTTTGCCTTCAGGACAACACAGTAAAGCCTGGAGAAAAATGTAAATACTGGATCAAGGTTAAACCGGATAATAAATACACTTACTCAATTCAGAAAACACAAATCAAGGCAATTAACGGAGCCGAAGGCCTGATAGATTTTGTAGAAGATGCTTATACTAACGGGATTTTAGAAACCGGAGTAAATACAATTATCAAGGCTATATTATCCGGAACAGTAAAGGAAGCAAACATCTAATAGGACAGGCCGCCAGGAGCCTTTAATCCTGGCAGAAAGGACCACATGAAAACACTAGCAGACAAGTATCTTGATTTTATAAATGAGTATGACCCATACCACCAGGAGGAGCCGATTGAGAATTTAAGCGAAATGCTTTACAACCTGGAGGAGATCCACGAAGAGCTAACCGACACACTAGCGGCAGACTATGACGAAGAATTATTTTATCTTAACCAGCACTTAGAGACACTGATTGAACAGTTCAAAGCTGAAGGTGTAGAAAGGTGGGAACTATGAGCATTATTGATACTGAACAGCTTTTAGATCCTGAAATGCTAGGTCACTACGAAGAAGCCTACGGAATGGAGGTTGAAAACATGAGCAATAAGCAGATAAGCAAGATGTTAAGACTGCACCACATTAATTTTTATGAGGAGAACGGCCGCATCTATGCAGACAATGGCGGCAAGCTCTTATATGATCGCATCATTGATCTAACCGGCTATAGCAGATTGAACCTTATGGCCTGGTTAGGATATTAAAGGAGGTTAGAACATGAGAAAATATCGTTTAACGTTTGAATTTAAGGACACAAAAGCAGAAGCAGAAGCATTTTGCGATCTTATCAATAAAAACTATACATCATACATGAAAAAACACTACAAAGCATATTTCACACCCTGGCACGGTTGCGAAAGATATATTTGTTGGTTTGTACGCTAAAGGAGGTTAGAACATGAATACAATTATTATCGCACTGTTGGCAAGTATCGCCTTGTTAGGACAGCCCGAACAGACACAAATCAATCACGAATATCCAGAGACTTTTGTTGTCGTTGCCGTAGATCCTGAACATGATTTCATTACACTCCAGGACTTCAACGGTTATACATGGAACTGGGGAAGCTGCGAGGACTGGCAACAAGGAGACATAGCAGCGGCCATTATGGACTCAAACGGCACCGAGAACATAACAGACGATAGAATAATAATGCTAAAGTATTCCGGCTATATAGACTAGGACACAAAGAAGGACCTAAGAGAATTAACTCAAAGGTCCTCTTTTTTTCTTTGTCTGGAGATTTCATAATGTCTGAAAACACCTTTATGTCTTGACTGGCTATATATATTATAACACAAAAAGACCCCTGGAGCAGTAACCACACTGTACTCCAAGGGCTTTTTTGTTGTAACCATTAACATATAATGGCTACGGAATAGAGAATAAGGGCAATTTCTTAGCTGATCTTAGAACAAAGGGCATATATAAGGCAACAGGAACAATAGGCGGTAAAACAGTGAAAAACGTTGTAGTAGGCTATGTGATTTCTTCTGAATTTCAGCCTATTTCAAGAGATCAAGTTCCTTTCAAAGACTAAGTAACTAACAGGCTTGTGCAAAATGTGCATTTCTTCTGGGTTATATCTCATATATCAAAAGATATTTAGAGTTACATAAGATTTGCATATTTTGCACATTTCAAGAATAAGGAGAAAAAGATGGAAGATAGAAGAAGTGCGACTGGCCATAGTCACTCGGAAAGGATATATTAATTATACATCCACAAGCTGATAAAATCCACTGTCTATCCCGCTTTCAGCTCTTTTTTTTCTGACAAGAAGGATCTCTCCTGCTCTAACGGACCTATCCAGCTCCGCATCAAAGTGGTTTTTAATAACTCGCACTATCTTGGCATCCTTGGCGGGTGCTTTCCTGGTGGGCTTTTTATCTCCCAGCACTCTTCGCCACTGTTCCACTATCCGTTCATTGTCCTCCTGTCTTGTGTACTTGAATTTAAGATCAGAGCTTAATATGGCTTTTAAGTAGTGTTTGCCTAGTGATTCTATGCTCATTGGTATTACAAAGCCGTTCACCCCTTCTATAAAGCCAATCTCCGGAAGTACGTCAAGCGGCGTGGTTATAACTGGCACTCCAAGCTCTAAAGCTTCAACCATTGAAAAGCCGAAGCTCTCCCATGTTGACAGTGATATATAAAAATCCGCTTGTGCTATCCAGTCTTTGACGTTTAAAGTCTGCTGCCTGAATACAAGCCCTGAAGGAATAGAGGTTAATCGCATATCCGGAATATCTGAGGTGAACACTTCCCAGGTAAATTCTATGCCTATCTCGTTCATGAGCTGCGCAAGCTGCATGATCCTGTTCTGTCCTTTTTCCCAGGTAAGGCGGCAAGCACTGACAAGGCGAAGCGGCTTATTTTTAACTGGCTCCGGTGCTGTCAAATTGTAAATCACACCACCTTCAAGGTCAAAGGATCTGCGACAGGCATCCGACACAAAGTATATTTCATCCGGACTATCTGCAATGTGGTAAGCCGGATTCATTTTGCAAGTGTGAACCAGGTTTATTTTTTTACTTGCCCTGATCTTGCTTGGCAATACTAAATGTATGCGGCAGTTAATAGCTACATCACAGACGATCATCTGGTTTGTGACCTTGACGATATCCGCATAGGGCAAAAGTCTGATATACTGCTTCTCTGCTACACTGTTTGTATAAACAACGGCAATGTCATAATACTTGTGCATCCACTTACAGAAGTTGTATGTAAATGTTTCTATACCGCCGATCTCAAAGAGATTATCAATGTATAGGACTATCTGTGTTACATACGGCTTTTGCTGTTTAGTGAATAGAGGTGTAAACTCACCCCTTAGCTCTGTACCTACTATCTGTCTTGGAGGAATAACCATAGCATATTCTTCCAGGCCCTTTAATTGGTTTTCGTGGGTCATTACTATGACTTCGGCTGTCTTATCTGCCTTCTTGATCTCCTCTAAAAGCTCCGGACTATTAGGCACCACAGGCATATTGTAGACAATGCGGTTATGGTTAAGTAGGCCATTAGTAACACGCTTAGTCAATGAGTCTGGAGTATCGGACCTATAAAGATACATATAATCGCTGATAAATGCCTTCTTACGACCTTCTTCCTTTACGTCCCTGATAAACTGCGCATCCTCAGCAACTACCTTGCTAGTATTAAACCTGACTTTGCCGATCATGGATCTTTTATAAACCCTGTTCCATACGCATAGATTGAAGGGTGGAAACTTGTCTGTTATGCTGGTTAGTTTAACTGTATAATTCCAGCCGCCAAAAGCCTTCCAGGATAGATAAATATAGTCCGGTTTTTCGTCATTTATGACCTTTAAAAGCTTTGCTATATAATCCTCGACAACTAAATCATCTGCATCAATAAAGGCGATATATTCCCCCTTAGAATGATTTAAACCGGTATTCCTTGCGGCGCTTGCTCCCTGGTTTACTTGCCTTATCACTTTAGCCCAAGGGTAAGATACTTCAAGCGGCTTTTTGGATCCATCATCAATTACAATTACTTCCACTTCCGGAACAATTTGCGGCTCCAGGACCTTTAACAGTTCATGAATGTAAGGCTCCGCATTGTAGGCCGGAATAATAATGCTTAATATCATTTAAACCCCCTTCCAGTCCTTTAAACAGTCGATAGGATGATATATTGGTATCACCCAGTTTTGCGGATATAGAATAATCTTGTTATGGTGTTCGTTCAGGTATGCAGCCCAGAAGCTATATGTACTGTTAGCAATGATCTGATGTTTGCACTGGCTCATTAACCAGAAATCCCCTATCTCGTCAGTGTGGATATATTTTTTATCTCCGGCTACTGGTGGATTAAACTTGGCAAACTCGATATCGTCAGCAAAAATATAATATACTGGCTTATCTACATTCCGTCTTATATAGTCCTCAGCTCTAACGTAATACGCATAGCCTAAAAGCCACTTATAAACTCCATAGTCTGTACGTCTAACATGAACCGCCACAGAATTGCAGCGGCTCATTTCGTCAGCTATTGATCGCATTGTATCGGTTATATGCTCTTCCTTTAAGTGGATGTTTAATGGTATATCCTTGAAGTAGTGGGCTTTCTGCCAGTCTCCGTAGAAATACACATTGTCATAATGCTTTTTAGGATCATACTCCCATTCAGGAATACACTTTCTGTCTCCTATCGGTTCTATCGGTAGATCTACGAAGTAGGGAAGAAGGAACTTTCTAGGATTAAACTCCTGGCCCTTAATATTATAGTCAGAGGAGTAGAAGCTTATATCATAGGCTATCGGTCCATGATTTTTTTCTAGCATCTTACTGGCCCCATACTGAAATAACTGGTTTCCAAGTCCGTCTTTTAGCTTAAAAACGTTCATTCGTCCTCTTCATCCTCCTAGTCCTCTTCATCTATTCCGGCAAAGATGGGTATGACATAGCACTCAGCATGATCTTCATAGATGTTTAATTCTAAAAGCACATCCTGTCTGTCACCTACTTGCTTAACCAGGTTGTTCAGGATCTTATTGATATGTTCATCCATAGCTTACGTCCTCTTTTCTAATTCTTTAGTCAGGAAATACTCGTAGGCTTTTTGCACATCCTCATATTGCTCGGAAATAAGTTTATAGTTTTTATTTTCCAGCTCATGAATTTTTTCAACCTTTTCAAGTTGCTCTTTTATGAACTCATAGGACCTCTGAACTGTCTTGAAGTATTCATAAACAGACTTGATAATCCAGTCGGTAATAATCAGTAATATAACCAGTAATACAAGTAGGATCAAAATAATATAATCAGCGTTCATTAGTACCTCCATAAGTGAACAATGTAGTAAGCCAGGGTCATTGGTATTCCAAGGACTATCAGGCACATAAGAAGAATATATAATCTGTCTTTCACCTCCACTTACCCCCTATTCTGCCATCATCTCTTGTGGAACAGACATTATTAGTCGCATAAGCACAGTTTTTGGAACAATAGCACATATCCATTCCGACAACACAGGTACGCTCTATTACTTCGTTCTTGCGATTCCTGATCTCGCTATAGTTGCGGCATAGTCTGTTATAGGTTGGAGCTTCCTTCCGGTGGACTATCTCGATATGAGGAGTAAGTTCGGAATATCTTTTATGCTTTTCCATGCGCTTCTTTTTAGCTGCGGGTTGTTCCTCTTCTGTCTTGATCGTATCGCACATTCCGTAAACGTCTTTGACGGTCTTAAGTGCATCCTGGACCTTGGAATTGATTAGCGGATCATTTTTAGCAAGCAGAATACTGGCTCCGGCTAATTGGGTCTGTACGTTTAGAAGTCGGCCTTTAAGCTTGTTAAGTTGGTTTTCTGTCATTCTCATACTCCTTTATGACTTTTTCACAAAAGCCTATTAAACTATTTGAGATTTCTGCATCAGTAGTAGTTTTTATCTGATTGTTCATCTTTGCTCCGCAGTTAGGGCAATGCTTAAATCTTTCGGTTTCGTTATCTATCGTGCTGAATTTTGACAAGCATTTTGGGCAAGCTATATCATCTGTAAAGTAGTCGGTATTCTCATCAACTCCACCGCCATACTCATTGATTGCCTTGTAATAGTCCTCGGCTTTCTCTATCCAATGCCCTGTCTTTGGCTCTTGTGGTGTTACTGAGGGCAAGGCTCTTATATCATCCATGCTCTCTTGCATAGCCCAATCGCCATTATGAGTATGCCAGTTATCTTGCATTAGCTTTAGAACATCTGCTCTTGATATACAATCAACTCCTAAATCATTCTTAGTAGTTGGCTCTTGCTCTAACTCTTCCAACAAGTTAGCGGTATCTCTGCATAAATCAGATACAATGATATGTCCTGTTGATGTTCTATCATTCTCATGCTCTTCAGCGCATTTTCTCAAAGCGTTTATGTATTTATGATAATCTGTCATTCGCTATCCTCGCTTTCCTGTGACTCAATTTCTGCCAACATAAATGGTTGCGGTAATCGCTGTTATCCTAAGTTCAGACTCAACTTCATAAGTTATGTTTTCTTTGATGACTTTAAACAAATCCTTTGCTAATGCTTGTTTTGTGTCTTCAACAATTCCCTCAACATCTGCCATATAAACAGGAATCATTCTCTTTGCCTTAAACTTTTGGAATGATAGTGTTGTATGTGTGACATTTAATGGCTTGTTATATAAGTCGTATAGCTCCTGCATAGCAGGATTATCTGCTATAATATCTCGCATCAAATTGTTATCTGATTGAAGTTTACCTATCTTCAATTTCAAACGTTTCTTTGTCTGCCTTGCATTCATTTCTTATCGCTTCCTTCCTGTGGATCACTTTCTGCTTTGTACTTGTCGATAACCGCTAAACAACGAGTAATTGCTATTTGATAGTCACGCCCCATTGGATAATAGTGACTTAGTTCTGCAATCTCGGCTCTTATCTTGTCAAACATAGCCACTACATCATCCTTAGTGAATATTTCTCCACCTTCATACATAATCTGATAGGCTTCGTCTGTTTCCAAAGACTTAATTGCAAGATCCACCGCTTCAGTTAGCTTTCCAGGCAAATAAGGAAAATCGTCTGTCTGAGCTGCTTTTAAAATCTCAATTGCTTCCTTCCTGTCCATCTGGCTTCTCCTTTCCATTGCTGCCATAGATACAGTCTTTTGATCCTATTCGTCCTTGCTTGGTGCAATGCTCATAGAAACAGCATCTTTCGCAATTATTATTATTCATTCCTTTGCTCCTCCTCTCTCAGATACAATAGCCACTTAATCACAGCCCACATTTCATCACGATATAATCCCCTTACCGGATCCTTGGATGTTACTGCTTTAATGGCTTCCAGCTTCTCCTCATTGGAATAGCTGATACTGTTAATAGTCTTAAAAATATAAAGCTGTTGTCCTTCTCCATAACTCTTCATTTTCTTGCGTCCTTGTCGATAATTACTGTCAGTGTTATCAGTGTTGCGATAAACACAATTAGTATTAAGCTGCCTTCTAGTTCCATATTTAGTTTTCCTCGTCAAAATTCCATTTTCCGTCATGGTATTCCGGATTTAATCTGTGCCAATTTGTCCAGACTATGCGCTGACCGCACCAAGGGCATTTAGGCTCATCAATAAACCTATCTGGTATGCCATCTTCACAATTAGGACAATAAGCATCATCCAGTAACCCCCTAACATCTACCTCTAGCACCTTGTTAGGATCTGGAATGAAGTCATAGATTGTCATTTGTTGCATAATCGCCTTCCTTTATCAGATATTGTCGAATAAATCTGTTTGCATATTCTGGATGTATCATTGACCTTGCAATCTTCTTCGTTTTGGCCCCTGTTTTCTCCCAGACTTCTTTACCCATAAGCCTTATAGCATCTTTGCAATCTAGGCCATGATATTCTACTGGTTCAAATAAAATGTTGTTTGCCGGATCACAATTAAGGAACCAATACTGTGTTGGTTTTTTATAATAGTCTCCGTTTTCTCTGCGATCCTTATCTATGATCTTCGGCAGATAACACCAGTAGCGTCTTAAAAAGTGTTCTTCACTGTATGGATTTTCCATAACGAGCTTTAATCCTCGTCTATAACAGATAAGAAACAGATAGTTGACGTATTTATACATAGTGTTAAGTTCGTCCAGCAAATTCATGTCATAGTCAATTTTTTGTTCAAGAGTCCATCTTTGTTGTTGGTATGCTTGCCCCCTGAACCAAAGCATTATCTGATTTTCAAATCTGATACAAGGGAAGAAGGCAAGTATAAGATCATCCTGACTGATAGAATCGAATAAACTAGGCTTATTCTCTACCCCCCCCACTATTTCTGCGAACAAATCTATTTGATAATCCGTTTCTCCGAACTCGTCTTGAATGTCATAGTCATAAGCTTCATAACCTAACTTCTTAAACTCGTTCTTAAAAGTGCCGGATTGCTCAAACAAGCAATGAACTTTCATTCTCCTCCTCCACTTCTACTTTGAACCATCCCCGTCGCTTATGGCTTAAGCTGCTATAGACTACTTCCGGTGTTGTATGTAACAACCTGGCAAGCTCCACAGCAGACTCAGCCACAGCTATAGGTAGTTCGTACTTGTCTAATGTCGTTTTTAAGTACAGTGTCATTGTTCTTCTCTTTTCAAGTAATCCTCAAAAGTCGGACAGCTCCAAAAGATAAAGCGGTTATTTACATACCTTTGCAGCTTCTTTAATTCGTGGCCCCTTGGTAAATGTTCCTTGTCGTATAACATGACGTATGGAGCATAACCATTTTCTTTAAGCCAGGAAACTCTATAAAGATCCTCTTCTCTTATTCGTTTCTCCTTGTCTCCGCATAAAACATATACTTGTAAATCTTTCTGTCTTACTTTGGATTTTTCTCTGAAGGTTAAAAACTTCGGCTGAATAAGATCTTTATCTTCGTATCTATCCCACGCAAAATGTATAGCATCTAATTTGATCTGAGATAACATAGCCGCTTTTTCTTCGGTCATCATCCTAATATCAAGCCCTTGATTAAAATTCACTCTTGCCTTGCTGTCTATTATCTGTTGAAGTAATTCTTTCCAGTCTGGACAAGCAAGTAAGTTCGGTTCCATTAACACTATATGTTTTTGTCCGTTCCAAAACTCTGATAGGTCAGCAACCTTGTGGCTACATTGGCCTTCTTTACTTGCCACTTGACAGAAGCTGCATCCTCTAGGACACCCCCTAGTTAAGAAGCCATAAGCCGTATCATTTGTTTCCTCCGGATATAAACTGTAGTCAGGATAGATATGTTCCACTTCGTCAGATAGCGGTATATCCTTACTCTTGTCGTACACCTCTCTACCATCTATTAGCGAAATAGCATAACCAGTACCACCTTTTATAATCTCGTCAGCATCAACGTAATACTCATAGTCTGGAGTAAAGCTAAACACTTTGCTCATATAGACTTTATCCATGTGTCCGGACAATAAAGGCTGATACCATTCAACATGATCTCCCTGTTTCTTATGCCAGGCTGATATTTTCATCAAGGGCAAATTAGGATAATTATGTCCATCTACGTCTATCAGTCCTATTCTCATAACTGATTCAACGGACAATTAACACAATAATCACTCTCTGACAGGTCTATGCCTTCCTTCTCTTCATCCCACAGATCCGGATATTTGCATCTTGTCTCGCATATCTGGCTGGCTACATATTCAAGCTGCTCACTGATAGTCATATCTTCTTTGTTCTTTGTCTTACTCATACCATCCTCCTAAGTCTTTTCTGATCTCTTCTTTTTCTTCCGCTGCCAGGATAGCTAAGTTCTCTTCAGAATCATTCCAAAGCTCCACGATATCGTCCTCAGCATCATTTAGCAGATACTCAGCCAAACACTCCCTGTCGCAGAAGTTCATACCCTTATACCGGATATAATCCCCAACTCCTATGTCAGATCGGCAGTTTGCGCACTGCATTTTTCCCCCTTTCTCTTAAGGTAGTAAGCCCTATTCTTGGCCTTGATCTCTTCTTCATGAGTCTTTTTCCACTCGTTGTAATATGCGTTACGCTCTTTTGCATGAGCAGCATAGTATTTCTTGTTATAAGCCTTCATGTAAGCTTTCTTATCAGACGTATCAAGTCCAGTCTTGTGATAGGGTCTTTTTTCCTTCTGCACAACTAATCCAGCGATACAGTCAATATAAGGACAGTTAAAGCAATCCTCATTACAAACTTTTTTCTTCTTCATATCTTTTTGCTGATAAGGTAATAAAACTTCTGTCGGATCCTTAAATAGCTGTTCCTCCCATAAGGCATCCCCTGGGCTATCAGATCCTCAATCCTAATACCTTCAGTCGTTACCCCCTTTATTAAGTACTCTGTACATTCCGGCATACATATTCTTGCTGTGCCTTCCAGGAGGTTTATTTTGCTTTCGATCTCTACCCTTCTCATGGCAAGCTCAGCGGTTGCATCATATCCTCCTGAAGATTGGACCTTCTCACTGTCATACCTGATCGCTCTACTGGTATCAGGCAGCGTAGCAAGCTCCTTTTTCCAGTCCGGATATCTAAGGCACCAATGTATTGCAGTCAGATAGTCGTGTCTTGGTACCCAATATGGACTACTTCTGCTAGGTGTTCGCTTACTCATTTTTCCCCCTCGTTCATCCTTACAATGATGTTGTCAGCATGAAGAAGCACATTTCTGTACATAAAGTCTGCAAAGTTATTCCCCTTGTATTTCTCTTCGTACTCTTCAACAGCCTTCCAGTACTTATCTGCATCCTCACACTTAAAGCCGCCTTCGCCTACGTGTTGCAGTATTTTAAGGATCTTCCAACACTCACCATAAGGACCATAAATTTTTTCTTTGAAGTCCTCAGTACTCATAGGCATCACTCCTCTTTTAAATCAGCTTCAGCCTTGATCGTTACCATAGTCTCCTTTATCAGTTCTGTGCATTCAGGACATAAGCTATACCTAGTAGGCCAGTTCTTTGTCTTGCCATCATCCTTAGAATTTAATGTTGGCAGCCAATACTCATAACTGCTCTGTGGTGTGCTTCCATCTATCTCTGTCTTGCACAAATCGCAATAAATCTTTGTTATTTTCATTACTACCCCCTTTTCGGTTACACCTGGTTACACCAAGGTTACACTTTTTGAATTGCCCTTAAAGCCTTGCCAATACTGGGCGGTTACACTTGTTACACCAGTTACACCAGAATACAAGTTACGTCTAGGGGATTTTCACACCCCTTTTTTTCTGTGTGTGTAAATTACTCTTATAGGGGTCTTGTTTTTAGGTGTAACCAGGTGTAACGTGTAACCTTTTAATCGAACGGAAGTTCTTTTATTTCCTCTTCCGAAACTGTGTCAAAGTCAGTACTGGTCTCGTCTATCGGCAATTTGATAGTATAATATCTGTTAGTTTTGCCATTTAGCTTGATAACGTTCTGTAGTTTTTCGTTATTGGTCTTAAGAAGGTTTTTCTTTTTAGCCCAGGAACAAAAAGCTTTAACTGAAAAGTTTTCCTTAAGTGCAATTTCATTCCTCAGAACTACCGGAAGTATGTTTAAATATCCGTCCTCAACAAATCCCCAATACTCACCGGTGCTTTCCTTGTCAAACTTCCAATGGTGACGATTAAGTGTGTCCATAATCGCATCATAGGCTCTCTGGCCTTCTGATACCTCGTCTACGTCCTTTAATTGGCTTACCATCCATTCAAGATCAAGATAGATACCATCTTCAAAGATACAATCCGTTGCCAGCTTATCAGCAGCTAATAGAATAGATAGCGGTAATATCTGCTTTTCTTCTTTTTCACTGCCCTGTCTCTTGGCTTCGTCTTTGATCTTCTGCTCAAATTCCTTCCTGAGATTACTAATAGCTTCGTCTCCGATCTCCTTCACGAACTCCAGGAAAGTAGGACCGGCAAATCCATAATTGTCTTTTAAGATACTGACAACATGATTACCATTTTCAAAGATGTAGCCTTCTTGCATTTCAAAATCCAAGATTCTGTTAATTGCTCCACCTCGCATTGTTTCCGTTGCTAATGGTCTTTCCATGTTTGAAAGTATTGTGTTCTGCCAGGTCTTAACCTTATTCAGCCCTAAATCTACATTGCTTCTGTCCTTACCTCTTCCGGAACAGAGCAGATAAACAAGGTCCGTAAAGTTATCGTCGCACTTGTCCTTTACCTTGGATAAATCATCAAGCATAAGCGGCAAGTGATTCAGAATATCAAGCCTGATCTCAAAGGCATTTTGCGTAGCGTAACTATCAGTGATAAACTTTCCTTCTCCTGGATCAGCCCATATAGAAGCTGCAAGCATAAGAGCTACCGTTTTGCCCTTACCAGTACTTCCCCAAAGATTTACAATAAATGGAAGCATATCAAGTCTGCTTACCAGTACACTGGCAAATGAAGCAGCCAAGTAAATCTGCGGTTCGTTATGGTCCTTATTACTTCTGATCTTCCTGGCAAGGTCAAGCCATATATCAGGACTGCCACACTTCTTAAGTGCATAAGTAAGATCCTTGAATTTAGATTCATCATCAAATATGACCGCTTTATCGTAGGGAATAAACAAATCTCCATGCCAGCCAAACTTGCTTGTGCTGTTCTGAAGCGGTATGTTCCCTTCGTTCAGGTTCTCCACATCTGATAGGAACTTTACTAGCCCTTTAGCGTTCTCACTGGTTACACTGATACCATAGGAAGCCAGTTTAACGATCTTGTTACTGCTTGCTATTATGTCTTTATCTACAGTGATCTCCTTCCAGGCATTGTCTCTCTTATAGGCCAGTGTTACTTTTTCGGTCTTAGTCTCGATATTGAACAGTCTCTTGACCGGTAGTATCGGATGATAACAGACTATGTTCTCTCCGTTATCTGTCAGAATACTTACTCCGGATTCATCAGCTATCCAACTTCCGCATACATATTCCTGTTGGCTTGGGTGCTTAAACTTTGTAGTATTATTAGCTGCCTTTTTCTGTTCCTTGATCTTATTAGCAATATCCTTTTTAGTAGCACTGATAAGAGCGTTCACCTGTTTGGAGCATTTCAGTTCTTTAGCCCTGTCAGCAAAGGCATTTAGTAGTTTGGTCTTTTCTACTTCGGATTCTGTATTGAAAGCTTCCAGTACAAGATCCTCATTTACTAACTGCTCTTTTGTGAAGGACTGAATATCTTCAATTTTCATTTAACCCCTCCAACAATGAAGCTGCGTTTTCTTGCCTATATACGGCTATCTGCCATTTGTTATAAGCTTCGGTCCATTCGTCTGATAAGGGTTCGGAGTTTAAGTACTTATTCCACAGGCCAGTTAATGCCTGGTTAGCACTTGTTAGCTCCGCTTCCCTTGCCAGTCTTTCGTTTTCAATCTTCTGTCGCTTGATCTCAGCTATTGCTAACTGCTTCTTTGTACTTCTTGATAGATCCTCTCCGGATATCCATTTACAAGCATCCTTAAATGAAAGTCCTTTGTATTCCTCCACAAACTTGATGAAGTCTCCACCCTTGCCACAGGCAAAACAGTAAAAGCTCTTGTCATATAGCTTCAGGGAAGGAGTATCATCATTCTTATGAAACGGACAAGTACAAAAGCCCCCCAGATGGATTCTCAGTTTGCACTTGTAGATAATATCCCTCATGGAATACAGTTCTTTAATCTGTTTGACGTTCATCAAATTCGCCTTTTTCTATCCGATTGCGAAGATCCCTATACAGAAACTCTCTTATAAGCCTTCCTGAAAGCTCTTGTTTGCAGAACAATAACTTGATATCATAGCGCACTATCCAGGCTGTTAATGAGCCGTAAAACGCACTAGGGTTAAATCTGCTTCTGTACTTTCCGTATAACAAGTGTTCCCAGCTTCCGTTTTCTACTATTAAGAAGATGTTCGCCTTATTATCTGTAGCCCTTTGAAATTCTCGCTCAAATCTATCTCTGGACCTTGTAAAACACTGTGCCAGTTCGTCTAAATTCATTTTTCTCTCTACAACTGCCTTGCCCTTAACTGTCTGGCTATCATCAAATAACCACTGTCCGTTAGGAAGCTGCGCATTGTAGGTATAATCTCCATAGTCCAAAGTTGCCCTTTTGTATGGAAAGCCGAAACTCTCATAGCGCTTCTTGGCCCTGTCTGTTGGTTGCTCTCGACTGTCCGTTAAGATCACAATAGATTCAAGCATCTGAATTTTGTCGAAAGTCTCCATTGACTACCTCCATCAGAAAGGTAATTCGTCTTGAAGATCAGGACTTGTAGCCATAAAATCACCGGTACTACTATTAGCTGCCTTGCCATATCCGTTCTTAGCCTTAAACTTGATGGAGTCTACCTTATAGTCCTTTACATCCTTAAGCGGAATAGGGAAGTGTACCTCCGTATAAACAACGTCCTTGCCATCAATGACTGTGCCTGTCTCACCAAAAACAAGACCGATCTTTTTATTCTTCCACTTCTTTTCATCCCAATCCCAGTGATAGCCTTCGTTACTCTCTTCCAGGCTGTTAGTCCATCTTGCAAAAGCGTTCTTAGTCCACTGGTCCTTTTCAGATCCATCCTCTTTAGGCAGCCATATCTTAACTACTCCCTTGTACTTCTTGTTATCGTCCTTGTTCTCCTCATACTGCTTCTGGAAGAAGTCCTTAAACTCTCCTTCTGTAAGGTCATACTGGACAGTAAGTAAGTTCCTCTCCTCTTCCAGCTTTACACCCAATATCTTGGCTGCATAAGCTCCCTTGGGTACCTTCTTACCTCCGGTGTACTTTGCCTTTTCTTTTGCTTCCTGATATCCTGAAAATTCCTTCATTAGTAGTCTCCCTTCTTTAATAGTCTTTAATTACCTTCAGAACCTTAACTATGTCGTTCTCTATCTCGTCCTCTTCAAAAGCTCCGTAAGGTGTTTTCGCTGTTGAATTATCAGCGTGTGTCTTGAATACATACTTTCCGTCATTAACTGTCGCATAAAGCACTGTGGTAAGCTTTGATTCCACATTCAACTTGTCCAGCTTCTTTCCGGAAGTCTTGATCCTTGTAAACGTGTAACCATCATCCTCTTTCTGTGTCTGAGAATGACAGATAACAATAACTGTCAGATCGTCTCTAAGCGTGTACAAGTGATCTAACAGCTCCCATATACACTGAGCCATATCGATCCACTTGTCGTAGTTCTTCTCCTTCATCCTCCTAACTTCGTCTCCTACCATCAGGCCGTTAAGAGTATCAATAACTACTACCTTGATGTTCTTCTGATCCGGCTGCTTGTCGATCTTATCTAACAACTGAGTAACAGTCGAAACAAAATCTGTAGCAAAATAGTTCTTATTAGCCGCATTGTACTGGTTTCTCCAGCCCTTCCAGGAAAGCCCCTTCTTATCACAGTCAATATAGAAGGTTGTCTTAGGATCCAAGTTTCTCATAGAAGTAGTCTTACCACTTCCGGACTCACCCATAATTCCTATAACCTTAGCCATCAGTTCACCTCCACTACTTCTACGTCCTTCTTCTTATCAATGCCAGCAACTAATAAAACAAGCTGCAAGTCTCTGACATAGACAATTCCTCCAACTTCACTATCTGTACTAGCTCTCTTCATCTGCTCCTGAAGAAGCTCTAATGCTGCTATGATCCTGTCGTAGCTAAGTCTATTGCATACTATTTCTGTCATATCCATTACTTACCCCCTTTATGTAGTTATTAGTGAAATTAAATCTTCGTTGCTGAAATGCAACACTTCATGAATGTTTTCGATTTCGTACTTACGAAAAAGACTAGGCTCTTCTAAATGATCTAAAAGAGTCTGGTATTTGATGCCAGTAAGCTTCGCTAACTTCTGAAAAGTCTCGATATGCTCAATAGCCATATACTTTTTGAACATAAATCTTACTTCTTCTGTTTTCATACTTCCCCCTTTGTGGTACTATGGAGAGCGGAGTTTAAGTAGGTTCTAGGCTTTTGCTCCTAATGGGTGTCTATGGTTGCGACATAGGCACTCATTTTCCATGTACTCGCTCGTAGTCATAACTTCTAGTAAGAACGTCATTTACATAAGGACACAGCCAGCCATATTCCTTATAATCAGAGACAGCCTTCCAGTTTCCGGAATATACACTTAGGACAATAGGGTTCTCGTCTCCATAAGTCTCATAAAGCTCAGCCAGGTAATCCGCTGCCACTAAGATATTGGCATAAGCATTACTTGTCATATCACTTTCTGTATATCCGTATTTAATTAGCCTTTCAGCGTGTACCTCTGTGTTGACTTGCATAAGTCCTTTATGCTTGCCGTTTGTTGCGTCCACTGTGAACCTTGATTCATGATAGGCCATTGCTTCTAAAAGCTCTGGACATATATCAAACTCATTTCCTATTACTTCGCAGTAGATCCTAATGTTTACTGGGATTCCATCTTCGTAGATTGAAGCGACACCTTGGCTATTAGCCTTGGCATTGATTGGACTTAAAAAAGCCCCAAAGAAGATCCCCATCATAAGAATTATCACCCTTGCCGCTAACCTATTTCCCCTGGTTAGCTCCCCTGGCCTTGTGGGTTTAATCATACTTCCCTCCTATTCTGTTTTCTTTTTACCTTTACTTGAATGAACTCGCTCGGTGCTACATTCAGGAACTTGCACAGCCTTAAAAGTTCGTCAACCTTCATTTCTGCGTGTCCGTTCATTATGGCACTGAACCTCGATTGCTTTATGCCGACCGCTTCAGCTATGTATATCTGTTTTAGCTGCTTGCAATCCTTGTTAATATAGTCAGCAACCTTAGCTTCAACAATCAATCTCGCTTAACCCCCTTCCATCTGCATAATTTTTTCATGCCGGTATACTAATATCTTATGATTAATTATTTCATTTTGCAAATTTTTAATCGTAAAATAATAACCAAAATATTGAAAAGTCAGAATTTATCGACTATGATTTTGTGTAGAAAAAGATAGATTTAATATTTTTAGTGTTTAAACACGATTGGATAATGTTTATGGAAGAATTTGCAAAAAGACTTAAGCTGATAAGGATCTTGCGTGGTCTAACAACTAGGCAAGTTGCACAATTAATTGATCGTACATCAGGAACCATATCCAACTGGGAAACCGGAAAAATAAGTCCTGATGTTGATTCAGTAGCAAAATTGTGTGAAGTGTATGATATATCTCCTAACGAGCTACTTGGTTGGGAGCCTTGTCCTGAAATAGAAGATTTTTTAGCTGAGAAAAAAGATAAGATAGAGGCTATGGAAGCTCTAATAGAAGAAAAAAACAGACTAGAAGCACAAATTAAGTCATTTATGAAAGAACTATCTACTCCAGATAAAGATATTGAATTTAGATTCCGAGATCCTTCAACTAATACTATTAAAGCTTTCACTCTTGAAGCTATGAAAAAATCACTTAATGATGAATCATCACATAATAAGTCGTAATCACTGCGGCTTATTTTTTTTTGCCAATTTTTATGATTAATTTATTGCATATTTGGAATTATTATGCTATTAATATTTTAAGCAATTTCAAATATGAAAGGAGGAACTACATGAAACCTCAGAGTGATTTTCCTAGCAGATTAAGGCTTTTAATTAAAGAACTAGGCACCTCTCAAAAAAGGTTATCTTTAATAACTGGTGTACCAGAAGCTTCTCTTAGCAGATATGTAGCCGGAACAGTGATCCCAACTTCTACAGTGGTTATTAAGATTGCTGAAACTACCGGAGTAGACATAGGTTGGTTGTTAGGCTTCGGATCTGATGAAGAAATTGAAAGGACTAACTAGAATGAATGGCAGAATGACACTTAAGGAACAGGAAATACTCGCATCATATATATTCTTTGATGATGATGATATTTCCACTGAACGCTTACTAGCTCTTGTCTGTGACGATTGCAATTGCGAAGTGGATGAAGTTGTAAGTGTTCTAGCCAAGTATAGAAAGGATGTGATCTAATGGCAGCTAACGCAAAAAAATTACCTTCAGGATCTTGGAGGTGTAGAGTGTATTCCCACACAGACGAAAAAGGGAAACGAGTATATGTTTCTTTTACTGCTCCAACTCAGGCACAAGCTGAAATGCAAGCAACTAAATTTAAAAACAAAAAGTTCCGCAACAATAAAAGTGTTGGCATGACAGTAGAACAGGCCGTATATGGTTATATAAACGCTAAATCAGACGTTTTATCTCCATCAACGAAGAGAAACTACATAAGGAATATAAAGAACCATTATGAGCCTTTAATGAGTAGAAAAATAGCAACTCTTACAAACGAAGATATGCAGTTGTTTGTAGGTAACTTATCTAAAGGCAAGGGCTTAGCTAAAAAGACAGTGGAAAATCTCTATAAGCAGCTCAGATCATCTATTAGATTTTATGACAAAGAGATAGACTTTAATATTACAATGCCTGAGAGTTCCGGAAAAGGAAGGATTAAGAATCAGAAAACAAAAGAGTCTCCCACTAATGCAGATGTGCAGAAGTTAATCGCTATGGCTTCACCTTGGCTTAAAGCAGTTATTGCACTGGCGGCTTTCGGATCACTTAGACGTAGTGAAATCTGCGCCCTTAAATATGAGGACATAGAAGGTAATACAATCTGTGTTCATTCTCACATGGTCCAGGATGAAAACAACATCTGGGTATGGGAAGATAGAAACAAGGAGGATGCTTCATTTAGATATGTTGACCTTCCTTCGAAAGTAATTGAATTGTTAGGTACTGGCGCTCCTGGAGAATTTATCATCAAGCATAATCCCAACACTGTTTCCAAGATGTATAACAAGCTCAGAAAAAGAGCCTGTGTCAGCGAGTATATCAGATTGCACGATATGAGACACTACTACGCTTCTGTTGGAGCTGCTTTACATATTCCCAACACTTACCTTGCAGAATTTGGCGGCTGGTCCAAGAAATCACCGATTATGGAAACAGTCTACCAGGGGACAATTAGGCCGATAAAAGACGGATATAAAAAAGAGCTTACTAAGTATTTTGACCAAGTGATTAATAATGCTTGATATTTAGTTAAGGTCATGCACCACGACTTATGTCACGAATTTTGAAAGCCCCTTAAACAGTGGTGTTAACGTCATAGTCATGCGGGTTCGAATCCTGCTTCCCCTGGTTATTTGAAAGCCGCTTAACTATCATGGTTGAGCGGTTTTCTTGCATTTTGGCGTGACGCATTTTCGACTTTAAACACAAATAAAAAGTGCCTATTTATGGGCTTTTCGTCATGTTTGATTTTGGCGTGTGACACGGAATTATGTCACGGCATTTCTAAAAGTATGTCACGATTTTACACAATTAGTTAGTCAGGCTATTTAATAGTGTCATTTTCTGTGAACATTATGTGTTTGTTCTGTGAATCTTTTGTGAAACCCACCAACCATGCTACTTATAGACTTCATATTTTTTTAATTTTACAATCTCTTCATTAATAAAGTACGATTAAATCCCAGGAAGGAGGTACTATTATGAATGATCTTAAGAAAACCACTCCGATAATATCTATTCTACAGTTGTTTGTCTTTATAATATCTTTTCTTGTAATATACGGAGTTATAGTGTTTGTTGCTTTTCTTCTATCTGAGTTAATAAAACAGCTACCAATTATAAACATAATAAACTACTGGTTTCCTATGTCTGATAGCATTTTATTCACCTTTGCACCTATAATATCAGCCTTCTCGATACACTCTTTTTGCAATCTGTTATTTAAGAAGTATTACTTTAACACTATTAGCACTATTATATTCTTTGCTCTTGTGTCCTGGCTTATGGTGGATCATATTATTAGAATGGTTATGAAATATGGCTTAATCTCATGGGATAGTCTTAACTGGATATGGTCTGATGTTATCTTAATGGCAGTTATATTCTGTATGTTCTATGCAAGAACAGAACTATCAAACAAGGAAAATGATAAATCTTGACGCAAAAATAAGGGAGCCAGTTTTTACGCTGACTCCCATCTTTTTACTTCTTTTTCTTCTTCCATGTGCCATTTTCAAGGACCGGAATAGACTTCCATGTACTGTTTCCGTAAGCACTCCATATCTCCTGACCTTTGTTATCTGATGTAACGTACTTGTTCAGGTAGTCTATGATCTCGTCCTGTCTGATACCCTGATTTCCGTCAGAATCAATCATCTTGTATGTGGATGCAAACTGCTGTGAAGTAAGTCCTGGGATAACTGTCTGCGCCTTTTCGTAAGTCTTAGCAGCGCTTGTCTTGGTAAGGCCGTAAATTGACAGATCATCTTGTGCTGCCTGAGTTTCTTCCTTCTTGGCGGCCTTTGCTTCCTTTTCTGCTAGTCCGTCATTAATGACCTCTTGTGCTTTTTCTGTCTTGCCCTGTCCTAGCAAATCAAGTGCTTCTTTTCCAACATTAGAATTTGGTTTGATATTTCCTCCGGACATTTCTTTAAGTTCTGCCTTATCATGCTGATTCTTGTAATAGTCCAGAAGTCCATCCATGCCGCCTTCTTTATATGCCAGATAAGGTTTACTCTCATTAGCATATTCAGGATTGATAGCAGCATATCCCATCTTCTCAGCTATGCCGTTAACATCATTGATGATTTCATCCTTCTCGCCCTGATCCAGACTGTTGAACCATTCATCCTTAGATAAGCTGTCTCTGATATCAAGCTCTGTCTGTCCGGAAGCTTTTCTGAATGTGGTGTTATCGGAATCACTTACTCTCTCGCCATCAATCTTAGGACTGGCCTTAAGTGAAGGAAGTGCCTTAGTATCGCCACTATTCTCATAGGCTTCTCTGCTTACCTTGTCTGCACCACGTTCATTTATGCTGGTAAGATATCCAGGGCTAAGAGACTGATAAGCAAAGTTAGCAAGCGGATTATCAAACGGACTGTTCTGCTGTTCTTCTCCGTAAGTATTGACATAAGGCTCATTAAGAGTAGACAAACCAGGAATCTTGTTCATCTGCTTTTTGATCTGCTTATCAATAACTCCGGCAACACCTTCTTTGTCCGTATATGTTGACCTTCTTGTAGGATCTACAGTTCTTGCTATCTGTCCGGCAGCGGTAGGAACACCCTGACTTAAATATCCGGTAGCAGAATTATACATAAGCAAGGCTGGGATGTTTAAATTCTCGTCATACTTTGCAGCATTAGCCGCAGTCTCTAACGTGTCCTTAACTCCCTGAAGCATAGATGTTTCTACTATAGGATCTGCAATTCTATTCGCAGCGGCAATATACTTATCAATATTGCTGTAAAACTCCTCAGTATCTTTGCCAGTGCTATCCCATAACTTTGCAACTTCCGCACCTACCATCAAAGGCATGATAGAAGGAGAAGCCCAGTCAATAGTATAGGACTTTCCATTTATCTCAATAGCGTAATTCTGATGGCCTTCTAACTGATCCTGGTATTGTGTGTCGGGATCACTTGAATGAAGTACACCCTTGTTATACAGATAGAATCCAAGTGCAGTTAATCCGGTTCCGGTAAGAGTCTTAGACCAGCTATCAATAACATCAGCCGCAAGCGTCTTAGTGACTTCCTTCTCTTTGCCAGATAACAGCCCCTTCTTAACATAAGTATCAGCAAGGTTTCCAGCTCTCTTGCCAGTATTCTCATAGACAAGCTTTCCAGTCTTTTTGATACTATCAATAGCACCTAAAGGGCTGTACTCAATACCACTTCTCAGGATATTTGCCGGAGTCTTTTTGAATGGTACAGTGCCTTCAATAACAGTACCAAGCATCCTGGCACCAAGATTATCACTGTTCCTTGCTTTCCTGGAAGTCTCAGTAAGAAGCTTAGCAAGATCGTTATCCTCATGGAAGGTAGCATACTCAGCCTGTTTAAGTGCGTAGTCTCTGGCCTTGTTAAGCTCAGCCACTTCCTTAGTAAGATCCTCCATCTGCTTACGCTCAGCACTAGACAAAAGCTGTGTTTCCTGAAGGTTCTTAAGCCTTGCTAAATTCTCCTCTGCCTTGAATATGTCTGTGCCATATCCATTAGCCTTCAGATATCCGGCAAGGGATGTAGAATACTTATTCTTAACTGCCTTGTAGTCGCTTATACCAGCATCAGTAGCCTTCTCATAGAGCTGTGCAAGCTTAGTCTTGAACACGCTCTTAGACTGACGCAAGGTATTAGCATCCATCTTTTCATATTTAGAGCCTATGATCTGTCTGTAACGGCTTGCATCTGCATCAACAGCACTGGCCTTGATAAGATCAACGTCAGTCAAAGGGTTAAGCACTGACTTAGTTCTCTGTATGCCTTCGCCACCTAAAGCCTTAACTGTCTTATCTACACCAGCTTCAGCCAAAGCAGCTATGTTGTTTGATATACCAGTAACCGCACCAAATGTCTGGTTGCCAACAAAGTTACGGATCATTGTCTTAGGGTTGCCAAGCATAGCAAGATATCGCCAAGCTTCAAACTTCTCCATAGGAGTAGCATCACCCACAACCTCATTAGCCAGAAGCCTATATGCTTCCAACTGACCTTCAACAAACTGCTTACTGTTAGGATCATAGTTAGATATCTGTTTAAAGATATTGTTTACTTCCTGAAGAGTCTCGTCAGAAATACCAAAGCTTCCGGTTGCCAGCTTAGTATTGAGTGCATCTGTGATTTCCTGTTTGGTAGCACCATTACCAATAAGATTAGCCAGGTAGTCAATGTCATTCTCTGAGAACTGACCTTCAAAGTCTGCAAACTCTTTAGACAGTGTGTTACGTACTTCTTTGTTGATATCCTTAAGTGAAGGAGCCGCCTTTTCAGTAGCCCTAACCTCGTCAGTGATAAGAGAATTAAGGGCACTCTGAAGCTTTTTGTTTGTGGGCTGCGGAATAGGTAAGCTTTCATCCAGGGTGTACCAATTTCCGGTATTAAGCTTATGTTCAATCTCGCTTGTAATCTTCCATACCGGAATGGACTTATCTTCTGCAAGGGTAGTCAAAAACTCAATATCGTTCTCATTGAAATACTTTTCTACGCTGCCGACTTCTCTTTCAAGCTCAGCAATAACACCTTTGCGGATCTCGTCATGTGTAAGGTTTCTGACTTCTTTGCCACCCTTCCACTTGTTACCCATATCAGCCAAAGCCCTGGCAATACGGCTGTTACCTTCGGCCTGTTTCTTATTCTGTGTAATCCAAGGCTGTATGATACTATCATCTTGCATCTTAGTAGCATCCGTAATGGCACCAACAGCACTGTTGCGGTTATACTCAGCAAAAGCCTGGACCTTACGGCCACCTTCTCTGCCTTCAAACGCAAGCTTCTTAGCAAGTCGATTAGCAGACTGTGTATCTCCGCTATCCATAAGACTCTGAATTTCATTCATAGCCTGTTTAACGTCTACTTCGTCAAAGCTGTCTTTATAGATAAGGTCCTTAAAGCCTTCTCCTCTTGCCAGTGCATCAGCGTTCTGCTCAGCTTCAGAATATACCTTGTAAGCATAATCCTTCTGAGGAAGTGCATTACCCCAGCCCTGATTTTCAAAGGTGTTTGTTCTGGCCTTAGATGTTTCCCATCTGCCACCGCTATCACCGCCAAAAGTCTGAAGCGGATTTGCACCTTCCACCTTCTCTGTAGGACTTCTGAATACCTTCTGTGTCTCCGGAACTGCATCTTTAACGTGGGTGTTATCTCCGAAAGTCTTTATATTATCTGATTCTGTCTTTAAAATCTCGTCAGCAAGCTCCTGGTTAGCTTTTGTATCACCAAGCATAGATGTACGTCTATAAGCTGCATTACCAAGCTTAGTACCAGTTAGATCACCCTTATAGCTAGGATCCACTTTCTTAACTGCTCTGTAAAATCCCTGTCTAGCAGCATCAGCAGCGTTCTTAGCTTTTACAAGTTCTTCGTTGGAAGCGTTCTTATAGAAAGCATCCTCATAGTCTCTAACTGCCTTACCCATCTTTTCGTACTTAGTCATGATCTCAGGATCGTTAAGAGACTTAGCCTTCTTATAACTATTTTCCAGTGCATTGTATATCTCCTCAAAGTCTGAGCTGCCTTTTTCGATAACATCTTCAGGTAATTCTAACTTTGAAGGTTTTGAAGCCACTTTTTGCGTATTTTCTGCAATTTTAGGGATTTCAGGTTCAATATCGTAAGATTTAACTTCAGCACCCTTAGTCATATCACCAAGGTCCGGAAGTACTTTCTCGTTCTCCTTGGCAAGGTTTTCAATGTTCTTAGCCGCAGTTTCAGCCTGGTTAGTAGCACCCTTAACCAGATCATCCACTTCCTTAATGGCTGCATTATTCTTAGCAAGTGCCTTGATTTCTTTGCCAAGTGAAGGAATACCCATAACAAGATTTCCGGCAGCGTTCCAACCAGTCTGCTTGGCAAGTTCCTTCCATTCATCCTTAGTTACCTTGCCATCCTTAGCCATTTCCTCATAAGAAGGGATAAGGTCCAGTAATACGTCCTGTCCAAGCTGAGCGCCCTGATTAGCACCCCAAGCGGAAAGACCTTTAAGACCGGCTGTTTCTGCAAGACTATCAAAAACCGGATTAGTCAGAGAATACATAAGGGCCTGAGTAGCAAAGTTACCACCGGCATTAGCTATAGGATTCTGCACTGCCTGGTTCTGGATAAACTTCTGAGCTTCAGGAGCATCCCAAGTTTCATTGAATTTATCCCTAACTGGCTGAGATAACTTGTCGATAAGCTTAAGCTCAGGAGTACCGATATTCTTGACGATACCATTAAGGCCACGCTCCATCTTAACGGCTTCGTTTGTGGCACCCATGATAAAAGAAGTAGCTTCATCTGCTTTGTCACCTAAAGCCTTCCAGACTTCCAGCTCTTCCTTCTCTTCCGGTGAAAGATTACCCTTAGACTTAAGGACCTTGATCCTGTCCTCAGACATTTTCTCAGCCCACTTCTCTTCTGACTTATTCATCTTATAGTTGGGATTAAGGAAAGCCCTAGCCTGTGCAACATCCTTTTGCTGTTCCAGGAACTTCTGATAGTCCAGTCCGTCCATGACCTGATTATGCTCATTCATATAACGTGATACATAGTCGATCTCTTCCGGATGATCTTCAAGATATTTCATTACTCCGGTAGGTTCAGTCTGAGGAAGCTGACTCTTATAATCTGCAAGGCTATCAAGCTGCTTTATGCCACTTCCTACTTGGCTGTTTTCCACTGTCAGATATTTAGGCATACCATTAAGACCGATATCACTATTGATACCCAAACTGTCTTGCATGAGGTTAAAGACATTAGGATTATAGGAGCCTTTCTGCATAACTGCTTCTTCAACCGCAGCCTTAGCATTAGCCACATCATTAAGAGCCTGAGCCTGATTATTGATAGCCTGAGTAGCATTGCTTAGCTGTTCAAGAAAGGCCCTGTTCTGCTCTTCTGCTGCAAGTGCTGAGTTCTGGTCTCCATAATCTCTATGCTCTTCATTCTGAGCCTGGTACATACCGATCCAAGGTATATTATTACCAGTAACAGTCTGACTCTGTATAGCTTCCTGTTTGTACTTCTCGATCATTTCCTGAGTTGTCATAACCGATCTCCATTAAAGTGAAAGCTCCATCTGTAAGCGACTCATTTCAAGATTAGCAAGGGCGCTGTTGTATGCCTGAAGAGCCTTTGCAAGGTTATCGCCGTAAGTCTGATTAATGTTGGAAATATCTCTAGCTCTCTGAGTTACGATCTCGTTACGGCTGTTTCCGTACTGGTTAGCCAGTTTAGCCATAGTAGACTCAGTAGCGCCGCCATTGTAACCCATAGCAGAAAGTCTCTGATTAAGGTCACGCTTACCCAGCATATTGCTAATATAAGCGTCTCTAAGAGCTTTTTCTGCATCTTCCTTAGTCTCTTTCGTTGATTTCTTTTTAGCGGCATTTAGACGCTCCACAGCGCTGTCATAGTTGCCTTTAAGATACTCTTGCGCTCTTGCATAAGCATCAGCGATTCTATCCCAAGCGCTATACTCTTCTGCTTCGCCGCCATCATCATAACCACCACCGCCGCCATAATAAGCAACCGGAGCTTTCTGAGTGGTTGTTTCTGCCGGAGTTGCAGCCCCAGTACTTGATTTCTTTGTACTGGTTGATGTTGTGGTCGGAGTGGACTTTACTGTAGGCTTATAGGTTCCTCCTCCACCTTCCTGGATAACTCTGATATAAGGATTGTTAATAGCCATCTTTTTAACCTCCTATTGATTATTCTTTAGAGATAATAATGTGACAGGACCGGCCTTTCCGTCACAAACGAGACCATGATCCTTTTGATATAGACATATAGCCAACTCACTTTTAGGTCCTAGTATTCCGTCCACCTTTAAGTTGGCACCATGACGATTAAGCTCATATTGAAGCCACTTTACTGACTCACCTTTACTTCCACGTTTTAAGAGTGATACATGAAGCGTATAAGGATTTACCGGAACATCATCAAACTTAAGAAGTCCGTAGACATTGATGTAGTTCATCAGGGTAGAAACATACTTGCTTGAAGTGGCATATCCGGCATCCTTAAGGGCCTGAGCGTAAGCCTGTGCTGAAGTGACTTCTCTAAGCTTCTGATAGCGCTTAGTACTAATAAAGTCGTAGTAGCCTTTGACTCCTTCCTCCATGCTTGAATAAGCCCTGAAGTTGTCCTTGATCGTAGTCAGGACTCCGGTAGTATATTCTTCTTTTGTTTTGAGATTTACGGAAGGACCTTTCCAGGAAGAACCACATTTAAGGCCGAAGTGATTATTATAGCGCTTAGCAAGTACAGACTGTCCAAAGTTTCCTTCGCATAGTGCCTGAGCCACAACCGCAGCGCAAGTCTTATATCCTCTTCTTTTTGCTTCTGCCTGGATAAGAGGACCTATGCGATTAATGAAAGCTTGTCTCTCAGCATTAGTCATTTTCACCCTCCACATAGGACTTGATATCAAGATTGCTTTCCAGTAGGTTGCGCATTTCCACAAGGGCATCATCCACAAGCTTACTGAACAGTTCAAAAGGTATGATAGGCACAAGTGACGGAAAGTGTTCTACGAATAAAGAATAGGCCATTGAAAGCTTAGCTCTTCCGGTTCCCTTGCCTAGCTCCTTCTCACACTGGATCACTACGAATAACAAGTATTCCCTGACCTTTTTAAGCTGCTCCTGAGAAGGAAGTCCGGTAAAAATCTTAACCCACCTGACAATTAGTACTATGAATATCAAAAGTATTACCAATAAAGGCCAATAATCAATCAGAAACTTCATTGTCTACCTCCTTCTTTGCTATCCTGTCTCTTGTTATCTCTATCAGTCCGGTAACGATAAGCTCTACGCTACCACCACCAAGGCCCATAGTGATTAGAGTGTCCGGTACGTCTCCTTTTACCCAGAAGGTAATCCAGGCAACGGAAACAAAAATTACCCAATAAAAAAGCACCCCTTTGACGATCTTATCAATCTTCTTAGAGTGCTTAGGTTCTTTATTATTCAGTTGTCTCAGTCTCTCAATCCCAGTTTTCATAGGCATAAAATAAAAGGGGGCAGCTCTCATTTTCTGAAAGCCACCCACAATTATGATTATTAGACAAAGGGTAATATAACATATAGGTTATTAATTGGCAAGTGATAATCAAGGCAGTTTTTGAATCCGACATGCGTAATAACTCCAAGAAGGTTGAGCATCTAAAAGACGAAATGCACCATTACTAACAGAATTATTAGAATCTCCACCAAATATCAGTACATTGTTGTTCTGGTCATAATTATGCCAATCGCAAACATATTCTGAACCATACCCGCTAATAGTATCACTTGGGAGTAACGCATATTCAAATCCAGATACATTAGGCGAAGTCCACGATTTTATAAAATTAGTACTGGTTGCTCTTGTACCTACATTTGTGCCACCAGTAGTATCTGAGAAATTAGCGGGATTTTTAATAACATAAGCAACATTTTTTAATGATCCACTAAAATAAATACCATCTATCCAATCGAACGTTCCTCCCCATAAATCTTCAATATAACGATATCTTGTATGACCTTGAGTAGTACGAGACGATTTATTTGTTCCAGTATGATAAACCATAGAATCTGTCAAACCAGTGTTATCTTGGTATGATCCACAACCTCTTCCTATTTTTTCTTGTGTATTCCAATCAGCAAATTCTACAAGGTATAACATCATAATCGTCCAATACATAGCAAAATCAAACTGCCAGTACGTAGAACCAAGATTATGAATATTAGTTCTGCATAGTCCTTTTGTATTATGCCCATGTCTTACACCGCTCGTTGATTTATAAGTAGAATCGCAGTGATAAGCACTGACATAAACAATATCACGTTCACCATTTCCGTCGCCTCGATCAGCATGAGCTGGTGAAATATGAGAACCTTCAAATTCTTCAGCAGATATTTGAAGTTTCATTTTTGTTCCATTCCTAGTCCATTTGTAATAATACTTTGGTATTTTTACAAGGACACCGGCAGTCTCATCATTTACACGCTCCATACCGGCCCAAGGCATAATATCATCAAAAGGACTAGAACCATCACCATTAGACACAGCCGGATTAGGATTAGTAAAATTCTCAGCCCCATCTGTTCTAGTCCAGGCACTAGAAGAAGTACCAGCCCATTCTGCACCATAAATTTTTGACTTATTTAAAGGTTTACACATAAAAAGAGCCATAAATTAGCCCTCCTCTACTTCCTCTTCAACGGGAGATACCCATCTATCCATATACTCTGTATTTCCAACTTCATTGATAATAAGAGCCATAGCCCAGCCAATAGTCTCTCCAAGAATTGACTGATACATGAATGAATGAAAAGCCTTTTTAGCTTCGTCAAAAGTATCAAATCCCTGTGGAGCTGGTCTATCCTCTGCTTTTGCAACCTTATTATATGCTATCTTAACAAGATAAAATCTCATAGTTTTTCTCCTTTTAAAATAAGGAGGAGCAGCCATTAGACCACTCCCCCACAAGTTTTATTTATATGCTTCCTGTTTTGCCTTCACTTTGGCAGCCCATTTGATCTGTCTCTCATGAAGGTAGTCGTACAACACTTGCATTGACTCCGGAACTTCATTGGTTTTCTTGTAGTCATTGATGATCTCAACAACATTGTCATGCAGCATAGTAGCGTGATTCATTTCCTCTAAGGACAACCGATAATAAGTATCAGCAAGCCTTGGATATTCGTCACGAACATGATAAGCACATTTAATGTACTTCTCTGCATCTTCGATTTCGGAATCAATCTTTGTTACCAAGCTTTTGATGATCTTCATAAGCTACCTCATGTTGTGGTAGAAGGTGCATTAGCTACCCACTTTCCCATAGTATTGAGAAGCGTCTGAGTCTGTGCAGCATTAATAGCAGCATTATTAGCATTATTGAGCTGATTAGTAAGATCAGCAATCTGGTTGTCCTTGATAAGAGTCTTGATACTGCAACAGCAGTTCTCCATCTGGAAGCCAAGATTATCAAGCTTTGAACCAAGTACATTAGTCTGATTCATGATCTGCTGTCCAAGGTTATTAAAGCCCTGGATGGCATTAATCAGATTAGTGTTATTCTGATTCATAAGCTGCATTGTCTGACCGCTAATAAGCTGCGCTGTCTCATAGTTGTTGTTTGCTGATGAAAGCAACACATTTTGAAGCGAGTTTTGCACCTGGCTATTATCAATGGCCTGGTTCACATCTTGGACTGTAGCGAAGTTGGGCATAGGTCCTCTTCCTCCACCAAAAAGTCCGTTTCCACCTCCGAAGAGGATTGCGATTATTAGGAAAGCTCCGAGCCAATCGCTGCTCATGAATGTGTTCTCTGACATACGATTTACCTCCTATGGCAAAGAAAAAATGGTTAATAGTTCCCTATTCAATTGTCTTATTTGCCAAGGAACTGGTTGATCCTACTTTTTATATCACTTTTCGCAGCGTTTATATCCTGTCCTTTTGACTGATACAACTCTTCTGCGGCTTTGTTAGGATTATCTAAGTCCAGTCCTTGCAACCTAGGATCAGTTTTTGCCAGATCCTTAAGAAACTGTTGTGGACTTTCACCACGCATCATAGCTCCGAAAGCCTGAAACATAATATTATTATTCTGCTGACTTCCGCTGTTTAGCATTTGTAAGATCGGATTTACCATTTAGCTTCTCCTCCAGCTTTGATATACGCTCTTCTAATGACTTATAAACATCTTCCGGTTTAGTGTTCTCAATTTCTGTGATCTTATAACCTACCAATGTTTTGTAACCAGCGCTATCAGTCTTGGCAAACCATACATAAGGACCTGTTTCATCAAGCAACAATACATCTGAATTTGCCGCCATCTTAAAAGCTTCCGCTCCTGGTCTACCGCTTACTTTAGGTGTATGAACTTCCTGAGTAAACATTGTCTGATTAAGTGTCGGCTGTGCGATCTGCTGAGCTAATAGCTGTGTTAATTGATTCTGCGTATCGTATGGGTACATAATTTACCACCTTTCTTTATGCGTAGGTTTTCACAAATTGATTATCATACGCATATTTGATATGAACTCTAACTGTAATAGTACTTGCGGTTGCCACTTTAGGAAGTACGATAGTCAAAACTCCATAATCTGTACCAGAAGAAATAATGGAGGTGTACTCCACACTTTCAGGGTTAAGGCCATAAACAGAAGTAGAAACGTCATAAGTAGCATCACCAGGAAGCAAACTTTCTAACTCCTGGAAAGTCACTGTTGTAGTTGTTGAAGTACTTAAAGTAACAGACTTCTCAACATAAGCCGATCCTGGAACTGGCTGTGCCTGTCTAACTCCTACAAGGTTGTCTGCTAACGAACACTTAAAATTTGTTCCTTCTGTATCAGCAACAAAAGATGGTTTCCATGTAGTTATTAAGTATGTTCCATCTGAATATACACCATTATAACCGGTATAACTGTTATCTACTGAACTAAAAGGCTTGCTCTGCACATTAGCCCAAGTCTCGTTGCCATAAGTGCCATCACCTTTAAGGAATTTATTTACATCTGTTGTTGTAGGAGCCGGAGCAAGTCCATGTGTACCATTAGCCTGTGAAGTTGCACCTACCATATCAGAAGGAAGTGGCACGCTCTGATACGTTCCGTCACCTCTAAAAAACTTGGTATTATCTGTAGCAGCCGGAGCTGGAACTAAACCACTTGTACCAGCGTTAGTACCATCAGCACCAGTCATAACAGAAGGTGAAGGAGGATTAGCCCAAGTGCCATTACCTTTCAAAAATTTACCTTCATCACCCGCAGCCGGAGCCGGAACAGTACCTTTAGTACCAGCGGTTGAAGCACTAGCACCAGTAAATACCGCAGTAACCGCAGAAACTAAAGAACTCCAAAGAGTCTTTTTCTTAGCACTTGCGGAAGTATCGTAAAATGGAATATAATCCGCATCTGCTATAGTCTCTGAGGAGTCCGAAGTAGAATATGCAGTTGAAGCATCTGCCTTGTCAGATAAAGCAGAATAAACACCACCTGACTTAACAAGGTTATCACTATTCTGTGTTGGTACATTGTCTACCTGAGTAGGCATATCTAGTAGTTTCTGCCAATAAGTTGTGTTGCTTGGAGCATTGCCTGTTGTGGTACCTTTTGCCACATAAGACAACCCCTGATAGAGAACTACATCAAGACTGTTATAAGTAACTGAACTGTCGTAGTCTCCTTTAAATAACATTAAAACTCTTCCAGCTACGCTGCTCATACTACTACCTCCCATTCAAGATCACCTGTGGTTGTATTGACACTAAACTCATAGGTGTTGTCCATTGTGTAAACCAGTTCTCCGGTAGTAAAATCCACTGAAAACACTGGAATACCTACAATAGCTGCAATTTCATTCTCAACTCCCTGTGCTGCTTCCGCTGCTTCCTGAGTTGCAGTTAGATAAGAAGCTGCCTGTCCAGCATAGTATTTACTGTTGTTCTGATAGGTTGTATCAGAGCTGCCTACATCTACACCACTTCTCTGTCCTACGGCCCAAGCTTCAGCATCTTCCGCTTTACTTGAAGCAGTCGTAGCACTTCCACTGGCATTAGTCGCAGCTGTCTGAGCATCATTCTTATAACCAAGCGCCGTTGCGGTTGAAGCACTAATAGATGTAGCAGCATTAGAAGCCGCCGTATCAATATCTGTAGTAGCCTGGGTTACTTTGCCATTGATCGTATTAGTAGCAGTTGTTACAACTCCATTAAGCTCTGCAATTCCGGCATCTACCTGAGCCTGAATCTCTGAAGAATGACTACCGGCTTGCTGAGCGTAAAACTTAGCATTGTTGTGATAGGTTTCATCTGTAGTTCCAACATCTACTCCGTTACGCTTACCAGTAGCCCAAGCTTCTGAATTTTCTGCATTAGCTCCACTTGTCTGAATAGCTCCGCTTGCTGTGGCAGCCGCTGTTTCTGCCGCTGTCTTTGCATTGATAGCATTTGTACTAGCCTGAATAGCTGCATCTTTATAAGCTTCAGCCATACTTGCTGAGTTAGCAGCTTCTCCGGCTCTCTGAGTAGCAAGAGTAGCTTGATCTGCCGCTCTTGTAGCTTTTTGACTAGCAATGGTAGCAGAATCACTAGCTTCAATCTTAGCGTTTTCTGCCTGTGTAGCATAAGTAGAAGCCGTAGAAACAAGTGTTGTCGCATTAGTAATAGCATTTGAAACAGAAGTAGCACTGTTAGCCGCAGCCGTAGCACTATCCGCAGCATCACTAGCACTGGCCGCCGCTTGCTGAGCATAAGCATAAGCTGTCTGATTAACTGCTGAGTTAAAATTTCCTACTTGTATCTTTTTGTCAGTATAGAAAGTCGAATATGCTTTACTGACTACCAGATAATCGGAATCGTATAATTCAGTTATTTCATCAAGGTCAGATATCGTAAGTTTTGTTTCTGCCATATCTTACCTCCTTATGAATTTCGCCTATAATAACTAATGCCGTTTGCATCAGTCGTTATAAGTGTCCATTTACCAGTAGTTCCGAACCATGTATCAGGTGATATTCCGGTTGTTACATAAACAGATCCTACCGGATATAAAGCATCCCTAAAAATGGTCTTATAATCAAAATGTTCTACAAAATATTCAACCGCAGCACTTGTAGGAACTGCATTTGAATTATTAGTAAGGAATCCTTCAACTTCGCTGATACCATTAAAAGCTTCAAGGAACTGGGTAATATCTGCCAAATTCTCAGACGTAATAGAATCAAGTACAGTCTTGTTAGCATGACTATGTTTAGCCACGTTACAGTTAGTAACAAGGATTGCCAGGGCATTTATTACCGCATATACATTAGAAGCAGCTACAACATTAGGTGGAACTACCATTCCTATCTGTTGTGCCGCTGCTGAATCTGACAATTCATCTACCAGTCTGTTAAGGCCGTTAATAGCCAGATTAGGAAGTGAATCCATCTGTTCTTGCATTTCTGTAGTTGTAAGTAAGGGAGTATCAGGCTGTCCAACATTACCTTTGCCTTCTCTCTCTTCATCTGTTATCTTTGTGAAAGCCATTTGTGACCTCCTTATTTGACGTTTCCGGCCTGTGTGTATTCAACTGCAAAGTTATTTATTGATAAAGGCTCATTAAGCTTTGAATTTACAAACTTAAACCTTACATGATCTAACTTCTTAAGCCTTATCTTTGTGGCTGAAATACGCTGTGTAGCATTGGTAGAATATGTCATTTTACTGTATTGCAAATTCTGATATGAGAAGTATTTAAGCTTCTGCATATCATCCTTAAGCTCAGCCCAGACACCTTCTTTTTGTGCATACACTTGGATTGACGATTGAATTTCAGGCAAACACCTTACGGCCAGATATCTATAAGTCTTTTTCTTGTAGAATAGCTGCTTATCTATATCCGCTGTCTCCCATATACAAGTAATAGGATCTCCATTATCGTTATAGGAGTTAATGTCTCTTTCATCTGAATAGAACATATAAATGTGTCCATCTTCAGATCCGAAAAACAATCTTGATCTAATCTCTGCAAAACAACTAGCAGGAATATTAGTAAAATAGAATCCGGCATATTGCCTTGTTGCATAAGGCTTAGCCCTGTCTCTTTGTAATGGCTGAAGCCCATCAAGGATATACAAGTGATCGTTTATTGATACGAAGTAATAATCTTTCCAAGTAAAACCATGCGCTCTATCAAGATGTGGTTCCTTTAAAAGCTTACCTTCAAGATAATAAGACCTATCCTGTGCGTACTTCTCTCCGGTTATATCCTGGGCCGTTACTGAATAAATACCAAGCCTTGTCAAGAATACTGGCTCAGTCTCTAAATAAGAAAAACAATACTTAGAAATTGCTCCGGCACCCTGAAGAGTATTAACAAGCTTAAATACTGGCTGATCCTCTTCATAAGCACCACTTCTTATTAGGATTGACTGCGCAAGTTCATTTACATCCTTGTGTGCTGCAAGATAATTATTTATTATGGAATAACCCATAATTGCTGAGTTATCTGAACCAAGCTTTGAATACCATGTATCAGCCCAGTAAGTAGGATCATACTGTTGACAGAACCAGTCACAGTTAATATAAGTGAAAGCGTCTCCGCTTGAATTAACACCACTGTCAGGATTGCCACTAATAAAGATCCTGTCATGCGCTCCATTGACACCATACATAGCGCCAATAGTGCAATGATTTATTCTGTCAGCATATCCGGAAATAGTTTTCTGTACCTGGATTTTTACGTTATCTTCACCTTCAACTGGGCTTGTTCCAGGTGCAGTAACAAACGAAACAACACCAGTCTCAGCATTAACATAAAAGTCAGTATTTAAAAACTTTTCAACCCATTCACCCTGAGAATTTAATACCCAAGCTTTAGCATTTACAACCGGATCATCTAAGTCTCCAAAACTCATTTGAAAGTCTCTTACAGTGGACTGAGAAGCTTTTACATAGAACTGCTCAATAAACAATGGATTCATCAGATTAAGCGGTTCATAGTCCTGTCCTCCTCCACTAGGATCTTTTGAGATTGTAAGTATAGGAGTATAAACATCAGGATAGGTAGGAAAAGTTTTAAGACCATTCTTAGCATCATAAATCCAAGCCTGTGTACCATCCAAAATAAAAAGCTTATTGTTAAGTTCAAAAGAGGTACTTCTATGCTCAGCAAGGCCGGTCTTAATGGGATCGCCAATATCACGCTTTGTAATAGTAATATACTTGCTTTCATCATTAACTATGACTACATCATTGGTACGTCCATAAGGCCCCCACAGATTACCAAGTATGCCATTAAAGGAATACATCTTATTTCCGGCATGAACTAAATAAGTATCTGTAGCTGAGTAATAATGAATACCATAAATAGGCTCTTCATAATCAGCAACGGAAGTATAACCCATTCTCTTTCTGATCTTGCCAGGTACGGACCTTATCATGTTCACACAGTTAGGGCTTTTATTCTCGTCAATGTTGCTGGCTTCAGACGTAAAATCAGCTCCAAGAAACTCTACAGACTCATATACTTGTTTAGTTGGTGATTTAGGTATCTTGAATGAAACAGCCATAATTAAGCCCACCCACTACTTGTTACAAATTTCTCTCTCTTAGGTAACATAGGCCCATTAGATAAAGCTTCTCGGCCTACCTCAAACTCATTACGATATACAGTAGCAATAGCGTTATCATCATCCTTATAGAGCTGTGAAGCCATATAAAGCGGAATAAGCGCTGCTACTTCAGGATCAAGTGACAGCTCAGTATCATCAGGTGTAGCAAGTGTAAGCATCTTAGGGTATGCCCTATAGTGAATAACATAAATGCCTACCTTCTCTCTCTCGATAACAAGTGTCCTGTCTGCTTCCTGGAAATACTGATCGGCTACAATATACTCGTCTCCCGCTGGTCCTAAATTGTAAATCTCTGCCGGAGCTATCTGATAGAAGTCTGTAACCGCATCTGACATTTTGATCTTGATGTATCTCTCATACTGCGGAACACTATCATCATTCATGAAGGTGCATGGATAAAAGCACATATTCTGAATAACAACAGGACTTTCCGCTTCGACTACGATCCTTGGAGTAAGGTCTATAGGTTCATCCGACTCTGTTTCGATCTCAGGAAACTCGATATTTCCTTTAAAAGTCTGAAACATACGATAGTCTATAGGCTCTGTCTCTTCTTCCGTAGTCTCTTCAGGATAGAAGTCGTGTACCAGGTATTCACCGCAGTACAACTTAAGTGAAGTAGGAAGGCCGCTACACTTGAAGTAGTATGACTTAGCATCAGCATGACTAAACTCATAGGATCCATTAACGATAGAATATGTTTGAAACTTGTTCTTTCCCAAAAGGTTCTCAACAGGATAGTTCACATAATGAAACTCCTTGATGATAAACTTTCCGGAAGTAGCTAATAGCTCCAAGGCTTCATTAAAAGCCGCTGGCATAGCATTAACATATTCCATAGTGGCAGAATCATTAGGGATGTTAGTCTGTGATCCGGTCACACTAAACATCTTCTGTAAAGTTGTAAACTTAATGTCCTTCCAGGTAATCATTTAACCGTCCTCTTTCGCCTTGTAACGGGCTTCTTGACTTCTTCCTCAACTGGAAATACTTCGCTTGTTTCTACCTTCTTAGAATCGAATGTAGGGGCAAATACTTCCTCTTTGACCTGTTTATATCCGTAGCCCCAAGGATTAACCTGAGTTACTTCATAGGTCTTACCATTCTTTGTAAATCTCTCACCAATTACCATAATTTTCTCCAAAAAAAGGAGGATAAGCCGATAAAGCCTATCCCCCTTAAGATCAATCAGTATCAGCCGCTAAAAGGCTCAGCATCACTAACTGACTTGCTGGAACCTGAAGCGCCGATCATCATAGCGTGTCTCCAGTTAGGGAATGTGATAGACATTCTAGCGAAACCATTGTATGTAAGGTTACGGCTGTGAACATCAACATCATTCTCGATATCAAGGACAGTTCTGTCATAGAACTTAGTTCCCTGAAGGGCCTTAAGTGCTTCGCTTGACTGGATGATGATAGGATGATTTGTAGCTGAAATCTCTGGAGTCCAAAGAGGATCAACTACGATCTTCCACTTACCACGCTGAGTGTTGATATCGTTGTGGTCGCTGCCAACTTCTCCGTCAGATCCTACAACTCTCTTTACGAAATCTTCGTACTCAGGATCGTTTCCAGGAAGAATAAGAGTATCTGCAAGGAAGCCAAGGATCTCTCCTCTATCATCCCTGAAGTTTCTCATTCTGTTTGCAGCCTTGTTAAGAACTACAGTGTTGCTTCCAAGTACATCTGAGAAGTAGTTGCACTGTGTAGAAGAAGCGTTCTTAAGAGCGTGTTCTTCGTTGAAGAGTGCCTTACCATCACCAGTAGTAACATCAATAGATGCACCATTGAATGTGATAGTCTCTGTATCACCGATAGCTCCGGTAATAGCTGCGGTTGCAAGTTTAGCTCTTGTTCTCTTGTATGCCTGAACCATGTTGATGACCTTCTGCTTAGCATCATCAAGCATATTATCGTCCTTAAGCTCCTTAGAAATCTGAACTTCAAGAGCGAAGGTTGCGTGTTCAACGAACTTCTCATAGCCCTGTGAAAAGCTATCCTGAGTAGCATCTGCACCCTCAGCCTTAACCTGGAAGTCTCCAAGACCTCCCATAACGATTGACTTCTCACCCCAACGGCTAGACTTCTTCTCCATTGTCATAGCCTTTACGATATCGTCATACTTGTTCTGCTGAGCATCAGCATCATAGATAACAGCATCAAAGAGTGTAGCCCACTCATCCCAAAATCTGTTATTGACATTAGATTTAATTGTTACTGCCATAGTTTACCTCCTGGCGGCAATCGCCTTGTTATAGAGGGCTTTAATCTCCTTCATGGACTTTTCAGGGAAGGTCTCCTTATACATTGCAAGCTGAGCTGCCGGAATATCCTCGGCTCCATCATCCACATTTAATGCGGCTCCGGTTGCCAAGTGATTTTTTCCCTTAACTGAATTAACAGCGGCCTGTTTAGCTGCTCCCATTGCGGAAGATTTAAGCCTGTCGAAGTTTACGATCTTGTAAGCTTCATCAGCCCTAATACCAGGATGCTGCTCAATAAAACTAACAACATCATTCATGATGGGATCCTGCATAAGCTCTTCAACACTTGAATGACTATCATCCAAGGCCAGTATCTTATTAAGGTCCTCATTCATCTGCTGTTTGATACGGAACTGATTAAGCTCTTTAGTTGCCGCTTCAGCCTGTTTAACAATGGGCGAATTGGCAATTAAGTTATCAATCAACTGAGGATCTATATTGTTCTCACGAAGCTTCTGCTTGGCATTTATCCTCTCCTGAGCTGCCATAGCATCTAAATAGTCCTTAGCTGACTTGATAGGCTGTCCGGTCTCTGGATTTGTGTACTGACCGAACTGTGTTGCGTAGTAGTTGTCAAGCTCCGCAGCTTTGCGCTCAGCCGCTTCAGCTCTCCTTCTAAGCTCCGCAAATGCTCTGTTAGTCTCAGCACTCTGAGGTTGAGGATCGGTGACTTCCTCGATTGCACCATTTTCTGTACTCTCAGCACCTTCACTAACTGTTTCTGTTGACTGATCGGCGGTTTCAGTCACGTTTTCGCCTGTTCCTTCAGTTCCTTCGCCATCTTCAGCAAAGTACTGGAGGTTGAGTTTTACTAATTCGTTTTTCATGTGAACCTTTCTTTTCTAGGATTTTTGCCCTGTTCCTGGGAATTTTAGGTATAAAAAAAGAGCCGTTTAAGACTCTGCAACCTCACTTGGGGCTTCGCTATCCTGTGTTACTGGGATAGGTGTATATATGGTTTTTACATCCTTGCCGAAGTTTGCACATTCCTTATTCCGACAAGTAAGGACCATCCTTGCAGATAAGACTCCATTATTCATTACATAGTCTGAAGTCTTGATCCTCATTTCTGTGTTACATAAGGGGCATTTCATTTGTTACCTCCACTTCCGGCTGCACTCCTTGCATTGCCATTTGAGCAGCCATCTGTTGCTGTGTCTGTATTCTCTCTTCAATTAGAGCAAGTACTGTAGAAGCATTAGGATATCCATTAGCTTTCATGATGGTCCAGTAAGCCTTAGCTGTCTCCAGGTCTCCTACCGGTCCGAAAGCTCCTGACTGAAGCTTAAGGTCTGTCTGGTTCCACATCATTTCACGATTCTGCATGAGTGTTGATGTAGGATCCGTCTCAAAGATAAATTCATCATCCCAATAAAATTCACCCGCAGCATCAAGCCTTAAGAACTCTTTTCTTTCAAGAGTCTCATGTACTGTGTTTCCATCCTTGTCAGTACTTGTGATCTGCGACTCGCTATCACTAAAGGCCAGCCAAAACTTAAACATAACCTCATAGAGCTTAGCGTAGGCTTCATTTTTCATGGTCCTCTTAGAGTCCAAACGTCCAGCAGCCTGGTTAATGGAATACTGCTTTGCAGTTCCACTCCTAGCAGAAGCATCATATTTACCCTGGAAGGCATCTGTAATACCAAGACTGGACTTAGCCCAGCTATAATTCATTTCAAGGTAGTTTTCATCATTCTGCACATTAGGCTGAAGGGTAAGCGTGTCGATCATGGACTTATCCTGTGGGTTTCTAAGACGAAGAATGTTAAGCTCTTCTCCGTTCTTCTCGATATCCACACCTTCAGGAAGTGTTACGAATGAACCGCCCTTAAGAAGCTTCTCATTGATCTTTGTGCCAAGCTTTTTAATGGTATCTTGCTGGTCGATAATAACTTGTACATCTGATCCACCAAGCAGCTTATTCTGTGCCGTAATGTTCTTTCTAAGGACTATTGGATAAATATTAGGCTTATAGTAAGGGATCTTCTTTTTGGTCCTCTCAATCGTCATTAATGGCTGTCCGTACTCGTCTGTCATAGGAGCGCCCATTGGATCGATCATTGGAACCTCGTTAAACTCTTCAGGTGCAATCTGGCGGCTTCCACCACCTACCATTTTCACCTCAATGGCATCTACAA